TTCTGATCGCTTCCCAAGATCCGTCCCCGTCTGAGCAATATTTGATCGTGTGGAGTTTGTTGATAGCTTCAAGCAGCTTCTCTACGCGCCTCGCCATCGCATCAGCACAGTCCCAGATGGTCAAACCGTAAAGATCGGTGTAAGGATCGCTCATGTAGGACTTCACAAATGGGTGTGGTTTGTACTCATCATTTGGTTCAATATTGTCTGCCATACCTATTAGACGACCAAAATCGCCCAAGATATTACTCAGAATAATTTATATTTTCGGGTTCTTCCCTGTGCTGGTCAATTTGTTGGAAGCTCGCCCAGCAGCCATAGAACATCAGGTAGGTCTCGGCCTTCCCGGTTCCTTTGGCGCGCGTTTTCTGAGCCTGGATCAGGGTCTTCGCTTCGTAGATATCGTCTGCGGGCATGTCGTCGTCGTGTTTGGCCAGGTCACGGTGGATGGCTAAGACCGCATCGCAGGTATCACCGGCTGCGGCTGCACCGCGGATGTCAGTGATATGTGTCTTCTTGCCTTTGGTCTGCTGACCTGCTTTGCGAGGCTGAAACACGTTGATCCAAATCAGTCCGAGTTTCTTGGCTATCCTTTTGGCGCGGTTGGCAACGACGGTTTCAACAGCCGTTCCGTTTACCTCGGACACAGTGACGTTATTTACGGTATCGAGTACGACGATGTCAGCGGACAGTCGCCTAGCTGCTGCCTCGATCAGGTCCATCGTTTCTTCGTGCCCCCGGAGGTCTGGATTGTAGCCAACGTAGTATTTGACACCGTCCAGCATCTCTGCGGCTTGCTTCTTGTCTTCGGAGGTCAGAGTGTTGCGATCCTTCCGAAGGAGTTGAGCCGCGATCATGGTGCCAATTTCATCCGGGGATAGTTCACACTGCCAGTTCAAGACGGTCTTGCCGTATTTGATGGCATTGTGAAGCGTGGCTTGAACTGTAAAGGCAGTTTTACCCTGACCAGTTTGTGTAGCGTAGACACCGAGAACAGATCCCGGTAGCAGGATTGCCATGTTGTCTACAGAGGGTTGAGGGAACCGGAACCGATTCGGACTGTCTACCAGATTTCCACTCGTCGCGCCGAGCATTACCTCTTGGATCGAATACACGTCCGGCATCGGCTGTGACTTCGCCGCCAGCGTCAGTTCTTCAATCTTTGTCTGGAAAATGGACACGTCCCGCTTGCAGGTCTCAAGGAAGAACTGGTTTGCGTCCTTGATCCCCGGCGGCCACTTCAGCAGGTAGGTGCGTTCCTGGAGTTCGCGCCAGAGCTTCTGCATGATACCTTCGCCTACCCCGCCGTCGTTGTCGCCGGCCAGGATGACCATTCCCGCGCGCATGAGTTGGTCTTTCTGCTCTGGGGTAGGATGAGTGCTTGCCGATTGCAGAGAGACCGCGTGGAAGCCGGCTTGTTCTAAGACGCAGGCGTCCGGTTCCCCTTCCACGAGGTAGACCGGCTCAAAGAGGTCGATCGTCTCCGTGTTGAATAGTGCTGTGGCCATGCCGCCTTGTTTGCAGAAGGCCTTGCGGACAATGGATCGGTACTTGATGCTGACCACTCGACCGTCTTCAACGCACGGGAAAGAAACCCAGCCTTTGTCGGCGATGTCGGCGTTCTTTTCACCGGCCAGCATTCCGACATTTTGCTTGAACCCGAGGTGGAGTTTTTGGGTGGTACTAAAGGAAATGCCTCTTTCCTTTAATAGCCAGTCTTTGACCGAAAGGTTCGCGGCCAGGTTACGCTCGGCACCTGCATACTCGGCTAGTGTGAAGGATTTGTATGTCTTCGACGACTCCACGGCAGGTTTGAAAACCGCGTCCACGGCCTGCGCTTGCTGAGCCCAATTGTTCTCACCGAGGAAGTCCTTGACCTTGGCGACGGCGGTTTTGAAATCGCAATTGTCGAGCTTTTGCACGAACTGGACTGCGTTGCCGGAAATTCCGCATCCAAAGCACTTGAACAGGCAGTCCTTTTCAAAGATCGTGAAGCTGCCGGATTTCTCCGAGTGGAACGGGCACAAGCCGATGAGCTTGCCGTTCTCGCGCCGAAGTTTGATCCGCGACCCGTACAGCCGCAAGACACCTGGATTGGTTTTCAAATTGTCGATGTCGTCCACTTAGTCCTCTAAATCTTTCAGCCAGTCTTCTTCAACAGGTCGAAAAATCACCAAAGCGCATGGAAACGGAGCATTGTTGACACAACCCCCGAATTTCAAACGACCACGCAGGAAACGCACTTCCCCGTGTTTCAAACAGTAATCCTGAAACCACTTTGTATCTGTTCTTGCAGGCACCAAACAAACCACGATGGTGCCAGAGAGAGAGGAATCATAGGCCTTCTCAACCCACTTCCCAATCGTCCTTCCGTAAGGAGGGTTCATCCAGCAGACACCTGTCCATTTTCTAGACAAACCGTCGTCTTCCTTCGTGTAAAACTCCGCACACTTGGCATTCTCAGCCGTCGCGCAGACATCCGTCGTGAATCTGAACTCCTTGTGTAAGCCGTCATAGAAGTCCTGTGGCGTGTACCACTCGGGAGTTTCACTTGAAAAATGCAAGTCAGGATTAAATCCCATCAGATGCCCCACTCTTCCTCAAACTCAAAATCCTTGACCACGATTTCCGCAGCCTTTCTGACAGCATTGGTGATTCCAAAATCCACCCCGAAGCGCTGCCCACGCGCTTCTAAGAACTTGCAGGCATATCGAACTTCCGGGACACACTTGGTTCGGGGAAACATCTTTTGGTAAGAGTCAAAGGTCATAGGCCGTCGTTCTTAACGACGCTAGAGATTCGAGCCGCAGTGGCTTGCTGACGCGTCCCAAACACTCGGCAACCGGGGTAGCAATCCCACCACAGGTCGCCATCAAGCGCATAACCTTCACCATTGGGATAACCTGGGTGACGGCCCGGATGGTGGTGCTGTTCCCGCACTTTAGCCTGAACGATACGGTAGCCTCCTTTGTTACCCCGATCCCTGACCCACACGTCGTCACCAGCCTGAAATCTGAACTCCATCGCCTCTCCTTTGTCCATTTTCTGGACTTCTTGTTCGAATTGTTCCCTTAGCATCTCGGTTCTCCGCATCCATTCTTCGACTTCTCTCTTACGACGCATTATTCTTTCCCAGTCCTGCTGCACAACGGCCACCTCGGACGAGCACACTAGGCACTTGAAGCTTTCTTCTGGCTCTAAAACACCCTGCCAGCATTTTCCGCAACGCCATGTGCCGTTCTTCTGGGCTTGGCATTCAAAGAACCACCCGTCCTTTGATTTAACGATGACGCGGGCAATGTATTCCATCATCCCCACTCCAGCGTGTCTTCCACGACTTCTGCCGCTTGTTCCGCAACACGTTTGGCACGTTCCTCAGCGGCTTCACGTTCCAGGCGGAGTTTTTCGGATTCCATCAGCGCGGATTGAGCGGCAGCTTCCTTCTTGCGTCTGCCGGCAGCATAGGCGAGCTGGTCAGCGGTCTCCGAGAACTTCTTGGCCGCGAACTTCATCTCTCCGGCGTCGGTTTTATCTAGGTTTCCGTAGAATTCTTTGAACGCCGAGGTGATTTCTTCCACGGAGAACCCGCTGGACAGGTGTTCCGCCAGCCGCCCCTTGTGCCGATCGTCAAACTGGATCTCGCCTTTTGACAGGTAGCTTAACTCACGGGCAAGGTTTTGAACCTCTGGTGTCTTCGCCACGGCCCTAGCAGGACTTCCGCCGAGCAAGTCTTCGGCTTCTCGCAGGAACGCCGCCACGGGGCTGCGGATGCCGTCGTGCCGGTGCTCCAATGCCCATTCGCTAAAAGCGTTGATCACTGCGGAGCCTTTGTGCTCAGCTTCGAGTGCCTGGATCATCGCCGTCTGCTCTGGGTAGAGTTTTGCCTTGACCCCCAGAATCGTCTGGCAGAGTATTGGGATTTGCTTGGTTGCTTTCACGTCTTCCTCCTGTCCGGGTTTTTCAGTCTCTTCACGCTCAGGTTCTCCAATCCTATCCATACCAATCCAATCCAATACCAAACCCTCTGGGCATGTTCCGGGATTATCCGGGATTATCCGGGACAAGTTATCGGACGTAAACTCCCTCGGCGGGTTCGGGGGAAGATTTTTATAACGCTTGACGTGGCTCTCAGACGGCAGCCGACCGGTTTTCTCAATCCCGACCCAGTAGCCATAAATCTTTCCATTCGGCTTCCACCGACGCAGCAAGTCCGCGCGCTCCATCTCATCCAAGATTTCTCCCACGATGTCTGGAGTTATTTCCGGCCGGTTGAACGAGTAAACGTCAGCCCACACCCTGTCCGGGTCACATTCAAACACCCCGTTGGCTTCAGCCAGAGGCAGCAGGTTTGCGTACTCAGACCGGAACCTTGCCGGAACCTTCTTGAGTTTCTTCGAGCGCCATAGGGCGTCTCCGTCAACGATTCTTGCTGGCATACAGTCCTTTGTCCGTTAAATGGACTTTTTCCAGTTGCATTCCAATCCACCTCATGCACGGAACGGCCATACTGTTGCCAAGGGCTTTATACCTCGGCCCATCCGCAGCGGGTTTGTTTCTGTACGGAACCTGTGTGTAGTCGTCGGGGAATCCCTGGAGTCTTTCACACTCTTTCGGGGTTAAGCGACGGACGGCCATTGCGGGTGTCATTACGTTGCCCTCGAAGCCACCGCCTTCCTTCCTGGCCTTCAGACACCCGAACCCATCTACCATAGGGTTCTGTTCTTCATCTAAGCCGACCGCAACCGCCGGATATCCACTTCCTGGCTTGCCGCCTGCACACGATAGTTGAGGTGATACCCTGCTCATTCTGATCTCACCGCGCTGGTTCTCAGCGAAAGCAACAGCAACCTGTCCGCCAGCATTCGCATGGCTTCCATCGTGTCCCATGCTTCGCAGAGTAGGTGCTAAGTCCCCAGCATCGGCTCCGTGGTCTTTGCAGGAGACGGCAACCGCTTGCGGAACCTGTCTAGCTTCCAGACTGTAAGCAACTCCGTCGGTTCGAACTCCGATACCATCTGGGCCAGCATTTGGATTCTCACAGCAGGCACGTTCTTGGATCGCAACCGGCACCAGTGGTGTTCCTCGTCCGGTTCCGTCCTCGCTTGCGTCAAACCCGTCTGCACGGAGGGAGTGAGTAATCAACGTCTCAGTTTCGTAATCCTGCCTACCCATCCCGCCTGCATTCAGGCAATGTGAAACATTGCCTGTGCTGGGTATCAACCCCCCGTCGCAGTCGAAGTTGGTTCCGAACCCACCGCCCGCAGTGCGGCGGCTAGGGATGCTGGGAGCAACTTGCCGCGTTTCTCGGCTCGGCGGAGAATTCCCTTGCAGGCTTTCTCGCTCAAAAAGTATCGGCGGTCTACTTCCCCAGTCTCCAGTATCTCGGATAATGAAGACGCGACGGCGCCGCTGCGGAACTCCGAACCACTGTGCGTCCAGAACTGCCCACTCGACAAGTCCGTCTCGTCCAAGTGCGAGACCGGTGTTTTTCCATTTAGTTTTTGGAATGGCAAACTCGGCCCCAGCCATTTCTCCAAGTACCGTCGCAAAGTCATCTCCTCCTCCGGAGCTGAACAGTCCGGGGACGTTTTCGGCCAAGGCGAGTCGGCATCCGTTATTGCGTTCAGCCCATCGAACAATTTGCATTGCACGAAAGAAGAGTCCGCTGCGAGTGTGATTCCCTGCATCATCAATCAACCCTTTCCTTTTCCCGGCTACGGACAAGTCCTGGCATGGAAACCCAAACACAACCAAGTCGAGCGGTCCCAAGTCAGCGATTTGCTGCTCGGTAATCTTCTTCACATCCCCAAGGTTCGGTACGTCTGGGTAGTGATGCGCCAGAACAGCCGACGGGAAGGCATCGATCTCCGCGACAGCAGCACATGACCACCCAAGAGGCAACCATGCTTCCGACGCCGCCTCTAACCCGGAAAACAGCGACAGAAACCTCATTCACTCTCCTCAAGATCATCCAGCCAGTCTTTTTCAGGTTCCGCAGGCGATATTTGTACCAGGAGTTCATCCCGGAGCTTGTCGTCTTTCAGGCAGATGCCGCGGTGATCGCATGTCACGCAGTGTGATTTTGGATAACGTATGCCGGGATTTTTTAACCAAACGCCGGTGGTGCTGCATTCGACGATTCCTACAATCTGCTTTGCTGCCCGGTTGCCGGCGGCGATTACATCCTCATCTCTGATCCGCGCAGCGGCGAACTGAATCCGTTGTTTGGTGACAGCTTCGACGGGTACCGGGGTGAGCACTTCCTCAGTCAGCAGTCTGACTTTCAGCGCGTCGGTGCGGTCTTTGGTTCCCTTCCCTTTAATCTCCGCAACTTCTGCGTCGATTGGAGCGATATTCTCCGCAACCAGTAGCGTGCCGGCTTCCTCGTCAAACTGCCAGACCGTGGCAGAATCCCCAGGTGTCCATTTTCCAGACTTTTCAAGGAAGGTGACTTCAGTTCCCTTTTGGAAAGCCATCGCTGAGGATTTCACCAGCCAGAGAAAAGCAATATCCTTGATACCGGACTGCCACGCATACCGCGCGAGCTGCGGGTCCAAAGCCATAAACCTCGGATCAATATCCAGCGGCTTGCCGGAGGTTTTTACATCCACCACCAGCGGCCGGTAGGGTGAATCCTTGGGTACAGGAACCTTGGGCAGCATCGGATGTTCCCACGGCGCCTTAGAAATCATATCCAGGTAGCCGAGATCCTCGATTCCTGCCAGCGTAGTGCCCGGGAAGACCTCTTTGGCAACACTTGCCTGCCAGACAGGGTTGACGATCGGCAGCGTCGGCAGGATGATTTCGTACAGTTTCAAAAGCTGTGACCCGGAAGCGTAGAGGTTGGCCCAGTCGATTTCGGTTTTGGTGTACTTCAGTTCGGTGTTGTCTTTTGATGTCAACCATATCCGCTTGAATTCATCCACGCCGGTATCAGGTTTTTTGCCGTTATCGTGGAAATATTTCATTCCGGCTTCCACAACGGTGCCAAATTTCAGCGCGGCAGACTTGTCCTTCCGTTTGTAGC